CGGAGGCATCCCCTTAAAGAAGAAGAAATTGAAATCTTCTCCTATTGCCACGTGACGCTGAAGAGTTGTAAAGTTCCTCGACGTATTACTATTCACATCATCACTCTGCATGACAGACAAACGATGAAAATTGTTTATGACATTGGATTCAGGAGCATTGGTGACCTCCTGATAAAGGTTTTCGCTGTAGTATGGCAAATCAAACGCCAGAACTGGGAATTGGTAAGGTGTGCTGGCCATGCCAGCATTACCAGAGACCTGAATAGCAGACAGTGCAGCCACTCCTTTTGCGTCAGTTCCGCTAGGTGGTTCTATCTTAGTTAGTGTACCTGGTCCTGAAGTAGACGCAAATGGCAATCTAACGGCACTAATATGAGCGAGTCTCGGTCCCATACCATGAATCTTCCAGCGAATAGATCCTCTGTATCCAAGATAACATGGAGCATAAACAGTAAGTATACCATTGTTAGCATAATTGTAGGGCACTCCATATTTCTCATATCCAGCAGCAGCTAGAGGCACAGCCCCCCTATAGGGAGGGAAATTGCTCAAGGTACGCTGCCAAATGTCATTTTGAACGACCTTATTGATGATGATGTTATCATGGAGTACATACCGTTTGGCCATCTGCCTCAGGGATGTTACTGGGTCACCATGTTGTATGATTGCTGCCGGTGGGGAACGGGTCTTATTGAACGTATGAACAAGTTCAGATGAACCGGGTTTCCCTGGAGTCTCAGCATATTCATCAGCTCCTGCCTGTGGTTCAAATAGTGCAGGTGCTGGCGGTTGGAAATAAGTCAACGCTCGGATATTGGAATCCGAGGGATTAGCTAATTCGAAATCATCGCCAGCACACACTGACACCAACACACTAACTGCCGCAACCTGTTGGGTAGGTGTAGTCAGTGGTGTGTGAACATACAGAGAGAGATTACCATTGTTGACTTCAATGTCGGGAGGTGCTGGTGAAGGTGAAGGTCTATTTGCCCAGGCTTGTGGTAAAGCCATGGTACGCATATAGTTCTTTTGACTAGCATATCCAACTTCAACGGTGAAATCTCTCCTCTCTCCAATATCAATCACAACTTGTTGTGCTACATCATAAGAAGAGCCAACTATTGGATCCCACACTAGACTGATACGGCCCTTGTGAAAGGCTGTGGACACAATCTGAAAGCGGTACTTGATACTGCCACGCCACATCCCAAACGGTAAGGATGCAGCAGCTATAGCAGTCAAATGATGCTCCTCAAAGAATTTGTCCATGGCCATGGGTTGTACTGGGATGTCCACTAGGCGATCTCCCACTGGCTGAG